GTAATGTGTCTGCAGGCAATGTGTCTGGCGCAGGTGGTGTCTTTACATATGTATCTGGAGACGGCGCTAATTTAACAGCAGTAGATGGACAGCAAGTTACATGTGAAGTAGATTTTGCACAAGTAGCAAATTCAGTAGCAGGCGCTAATGTTTCTGGCACAGTCGCATTGGCGACAAGTGCAACATCAGCAACTACATCAGGAACAGTAACTACATCAGCACAGCCAAATATTACTTCAGTAGGTACAATGACAGTGTTAGGTGTCAATGGTATTGTAACAGCACAGTCATTTACAGCAAATACAGGATTATTTACTGGTGATGGTGGCGGATTATCTAACGTTGCGGCAGCCAATATTTCAGGCGTTGTAGCAAATGCAACATATGCAACATCAGCAGGAAGTGCGGCATTAGCATTAGATATTACAGGGGCAACACAACCAAACATAACAGCAGTCGGTACATTAACAAGTTTAACAGTATCTGGTAATATAACTAACCAAACACACATTATTAAAGATGTAACAGTAGCAACAGCGGCCGGCACTAACCAATCAGGAGCAACTGCATTAGCAGGAGCAGATATATTTACTGTCACTACTAATACCAATGATAACGGCGTTAGACTAATGGCAGCAACACCGGGCTTATGTATATTCATTAAAAATACATCAGGATCAAATACGTTAAAAGTATATCCGGCATCTAATGATGCGATTGATGGTAATGGAACTAATGGAGCAATGTCAATCGGTCCATTAGGACAAATTCAATTTGTAGCACATAGTTCAGCACAATGGTATACTGTTGGCGCAACATATGCATAATGTTTTGCATCTTTAAGGATAAAAAACAAATGAAATTATCAAAAAATTTTACACTCACAGAGTTTGAAAAAAGTCAAACAGCAATACGTCAGGGTTTAGATAACACTATGCCCGAAGAACATTTAGAAAATGCAAAAGCATTGTGTGAAAACGTATTACAAAAAGTCAGAGATCATTTTGGACCTGTCAATATTAGTAGTGGATATCGTGGATCCGCTCTCAATAAAGCAGTAGGTGGAAGTGCAAAATCGCAACATTGTAAAGGGCAAGCCGCAGATATAGAGATACACGGAGTATCTAATTATGATCTTGCTAAGTGGATTGAAAAGAATACAGATTTCGATCAAGTAATCTTAGAATTCTATACGCCGGGTGTACCTGATTCAGGTTGGGTACATGTTACTTATAATATTGCAGGAAATAGGGGCAAATCCTTAACTGCATCTAAAGTCGATGGTAGAACTCATTACTCTCTAGGTCTTAACAAATGAGTAATCATCCTGATTGGGTAACACCAGCCGGAAGTATAGGTGCATTCCCGTCTCAAGTTCCTATGACATTTACATTTGTAGCAACTCCAGAACTTCCTGCAACAGCAATCACTTATACAGTGCTAAGTGGAAGCATACCTTTAGGGTTGTCATTAAATAGTGAAACCGGTGTCTTATCAGGAACACCTGCGACAGTTGGTAAAGACACTACATACAATTTTGCTGTAAGAGCAACAGATGATTTCATCGATAAACAACGTATTTTAGATAGAACATTTAGTATGGTTATCAGTGGAGTTGCGATTCCTGAATTTACTACTCCAACAGGTACTATTTTAAATTCAAACGATAGTGTATGGCGAGAATTGCAAATAACATACACAAATCCCGTATCTACAAATCCTGTATCTATTAGAAAAGTCCAAGGTGCACTACCCCCTGGATTAGAAATTAACGAAGCAGGATTAATTAGAGGTTATCCCGCACCTCCGATTATTAGTATTAATTATGCTAAAGTAGATACTTCAGTTTTAGCAATATCATCAAATGTTTTAACAGTATTAAGTACAACAGGGTTTGTTAAAGAAAGACCTATTGTATTTACTGGCGCAGTTTACGGAGACATTGTAGCAAACAGAACATACTATGTCAAGGATATTCTAAGTGCAACTACATTTACTATATCATCAGCACGTGGTGGAACAGAAGAAATTTTAATAGACGGGGCAGGAACATTTGGGGCATCATTACCACAGATACAGACAGGTGAACCCACAATACAAACTTATTCATTTACATTAGAATTATCATCACCATTAGGAAATGCATTAGAATCATATAATATTGTTATTGCAAATCAAAATGCACCTATTAGTGCAGGAGGTCCTGGCTTCCCGCCTAATAGTAGAATACCTAGTATTTTAAACACTAGACCTGCAACATTTGATGTTGCGGCGAACGACCCTACTAATTATGGTTATTATGTATTTCCTAATGATGACGTAAACACAACTTATATACCGAATGAAGAAGCAAATATAGGAACATTTCAAAGTGGAGAATATTTTTCATGGAGAATGCTAGGAAAAGATTTTGACGGTAATGCTTTAGAATATCAATATACTGATTTACCCTTAGGATTAGTTGGGGATTCAGTTACAGGATGGATCACAGGAACTCCAACAATTGCAAGTGATAGTATTTCAGACTATGCATTCAGTGTCAATGTAAGAAAAGCAAGTTTTACATCTATACAAAGTTCTGTATTTAAATTTAAAATGACAGTAACAAATAATATATTAGGGTTAGTAACTTGGAAAACGTCCAGTGATCTTGGTAAGATGAATAATAGTGAAACATCTATTTTAGCAGTCAATGCAACAAGTGATGTAGCACTTGAGTACAGAGTAACAAGTGGAACATTACCGCCTAACTTACAATTATTAGATAACGGTGAAATATCAGGTAAAGTAGCATACCAACCTAATAATGTATTTACAGAACCTAATGCAGAGACATCGTTTACATTTACAATCCAAGCATATTCCCCTCTTTATCCTGTAATTAATTCTACTAGAGAATTTACACTAACTATTGTACAAGAGTTTATTGAACCTACAGATACATTATATATTAAATGTGTACCAAATGTAGCAGATAGAAATATTATTAAAGGGTTACTTGAGAACACTACTCTTATTCCTACAACAGATTTATATAGACCTGAAGATGTCAACTTTGGTAAAGCAGATAATATTACATATGAACATGCATATGGTATATATGCAAGTGACTTTGCAGAATACGTAGCCTCTATTAACAAAAATCATTATTGGAGATATATTACTCTAGGTGAATTAAAAACAGCAGTCGCAAAAAATTCAGCAGGAGAAATAGTTTACGAAGTAGTCTATTCAGAGATACAAGATGATTTAATCAATCCGAAAGGTAAAAGTGTTAGTGAAGAAATCTTATGGCCAAGAAATATACCTCTTAATAAAGGTCCATGGTACACAAGTGTAGATAATATATACACAAGTTATATAGATACAACCCCGGACGGACAACAAATTCAAACAGAAGAAACGTTTGAAGAACAGTTGATTGTTTCAGAGACTGAATTATTTTTATTAACAGAAACAAGTCAACCAAAATATTATACAAGTTTGACTCCAGGTTATGCAAGAGCATTGTTCCCTAACTCACTTCCTAACATGAGAGATAGAACAGGAGAAAATTTAGGACAAGAGTTTGACTTTAGATTATTACCTGAATGGATGACAAGTCAACAAGCAAATGGTTCGACATTAGGATATACTCCTGCTTGGGTCATTGCATACTGTAAACCAGGAACTGCCGACGCAATTAAGAATAACATCGAAACATTATGGGTAGATCCTACAGGAAAACCATATACGTTAAACACAATTAACTTCCAGTTAGATAGAATAACTGTAGATAAATCAACCACGTTTGATTATGATAATAATGTTAGTCCGCCCGCATGGACAGGACTACCTAGTGCTTCTCCAGAACCCAATCCGATTGACTCTGAAGATTTTCATGTCTTATTTCCTAGACGTACTATCTTACCAGACGAAGGAAATGTATCTGGATAATTTGTGTTGATAAATAGTATATTGAGAGATTAAATAAATTATGAGTACAATTAATACAAACGGAATAGACGGAAATTATCCTACCCCAGGACAGAATAATAGTTCTCAAGGGTTTAGAGATAATTTTACATCTATCAAAAACAATTTAAATACTGCTGGTACTGAAATAACAGAACTGCAGGATAAGGCTGTACTTAAACAGGCATTGTCTGGTATCACACTAGATAATAATATGGCTAATACTTTAATCAGTAATGCCGCTATTAGAACATTCCGTAATACAATGTATAATTTAGGTAATAATGTATCTGGCACTGTTATTGTTGATTGTACGTTAGGTGATGTACAAACTGCTACTATCACAGCAAACACTACGTTTCAATTTGCAGGCTGGTCGCCGACTAATACAAAACATACAATTACTTTAGACTTAACAGTTGCAAACACAGATGCATTTTTAATTTTCCCATCAGAAGTTGTCAACAGCGGAGACATCTTAGAAAATAATACAACCGTTGGTGGCAATTTAGCAATTGCTAAAGCACCGTATGATCAAACTAAACTGATATATGATTTTTCTACTGTTGATTGCGGTAATACAATCTTAGTAGAACCAGTCAATAGAAGTTATCAAATCTCACAAATCGAACAAAGAGAAGCAATTATTCCTACAGGTTACGTAGGAGATAGAAATGGTGATGTTGTAGTTTCTACAGTCATTGAACCACAAACTGTGACAGAAACTCAAGCAACAGGAAACTTATTCATTACTGATAATACTACAGGTTTTTATGTAGGCATGCCAGTAGAGTTTACAGGTCAAAACGGCAACACAGTATTTGGTGGAGTATCTGCGGGTACAGATTATTATGTAACATCTGTCACAACTAATACTGACTTTACAGTCAGCACAACATTAGGTGGAGGTAACGTTACATTAACAGACGTTACCAGTACTATGCAAGTATCACCTATCCAATACATCTATCATGCTACTGGAACATTTGACAGTACAGTAAACACTGCTAATTTATTTTCTGCTACAGCAACAGCAGATCAATTAGAATTTTCTGCAACAATACCAAATATTGCATCGTATGGATTGAATCAACCTATCGTATTTTCAGGCAACGAAGTAGAATTAAATGCTAGTGGCCTTGAAGCAAATACAACATACTATATTGGTACTATTGATACCGGTGGAGCAAACACAAAAATATCAGTAAGCAGATCACGCACCAACGGTGTAGCAGATGGAAATGTAACATTAGTAACTACTGCTTATAGTGCTAACTCATCTTTAGGCACAACATATACACAAGGTCATGATGTTTGGAAAAGAATTAAATTAGATTCATTCTAAGAGGTAGGCTATGTCAGGCATGCATCATCCATTTATAAGTGATCTTTCAGACAAAAGTATTGAAGATTTGCAAGAAGCAATATCTGATCTCACTCAAAAAATTACATTTGCACATCGCATACAAAATCAACCTATGATTAATCAACTTGATATGATTATGAACAGTTACAAAGATGAACAAAAGAAAAAATTAGATAAATTGTTTGCTGAAAAAGATATCGGCGACAATATTCATGTAGATAGGAAATAGCATGAGTACCAGAATCGAAAGAGATTTAGGCTTTGCAACTGCAATACACTTTGCAGATACTTTCGTACTTAATGAATATCTTATGACTCTTTCTATGCTAGTAGAAACAGAGGACATTACAGAACAAAATATTGCTTTAGACAGATTACTACATTTTGTTGGGTATATATTGAACAATTGTATTTTTATTAATTCAGAAAACATATCAGCAATTAAAAAATATAAAAATGCAGGTATTAGAGTATGTGTTTTACCTGATGAACCATTCGATCAAATTATTTCTATGGCACTATTACAAAAATTTAATTCTATTTGCGAAGGAAGAATCAAAGTTACAGATTGTACACTAAGTTCTAACTTAAGTGAAGGAGTTCGTTTTTGTACAATTTCAGAAATAGTAGAAACCAATATAGACCAAGATCATCATAAGTGGTGGAACTGTAATACATTATGCATTGAACACTCTGAACCAATAACAGATGATAATAACATTGTCAAATTATTTTCCAATGATGAGTGGGAAAAACTATCACTCAACTTTGGTAAAAAGGGTAAAAAATCTACCAACAATTGAACCTTTTTACTTGTATATCACATATATTAATGTATAATAAACTTTATGATTAACGATTACTATGGCTGTCCTATCTATACTGAACGAGATTTAGTAGATATCTATATGAAGAATCCCAGTCAAGGTCTACAAAATACATTTACTGACACAAAGATAGAAATAAGTCCTGAGTTAGAAATTAAGAATGTTCCTAATCTAATAGAACATACACTAGCACAAATGTCAGTTGCAGATTTTGATGAAGAAATGAGAAGTAAATGGCACATGCCTCAAAAATATAGAGAGTTGGATATTGCTAAATGGTTATTAGAACAATGTAAACATGAAGAAGAATTTCAACGTGTAGGTAAAGAATTATTATTGTATCAAAAACGAGGACAGTTCTTGCTATTACAGTATATGAAGTATCTTGTAGATTTAATGAGAGAACATAATATTGTATGGGGTGTCGGAAGAGGATCTAGTGTATCAAGTTTTGTTTTGTTTTTGATCGGCATTCACCGTATAAATAGTTTATATTACGACTTAGATGTCGAAGAATTTTTAAAATAGGAAAACATTATGGGAAGAATATATAAAACAGCAAGAGGAAAATCATTAGACATGGCGTCTTTGATTGCAAGACAAGAAAAGACCCGTGCTGTTAGTAATATCAATGCAATTAATTCTCGTGGAGATGAAATTGATCAAGCAGGGAATGTGGTAAGACCTAATACTCAAAGAGTTGCAGATTCTTATGCATCACAAGTAGGAACACAGGGTGCAGTAACTTTACAAGATCGTCCTGAAAATCCTAATCTTAGTAAAAGTGCTAATCCAAATGCGCCATTGTCTCCTAAGCAAAAGAGAGAACTTGAAGCATTAGAATCAGGCAAAATAGAAAAAGAAGAAGCAGTTGAAACTCCTATGCTAGATAAATTAGTAGAAGAATCAAAACCTCAACCGCAAGAAAGTGTTGAACCAGTAGCAGAAGTGGCGCAAGAAAGTGTAGAAGAATATGTAGCACCTATTGAAGCAGAGATTGCTCCTATTCCCCCGGTAGAGCCTGAAGAATTCACAATGAAATCAGCAGACGAGGCACCAGATAGTTTTCCAGCAGAAGGTGAACTTCATCCTGAAGAGGCTGAACTAGCAGACCTTGAAGAAGACTTTGACATTGAAGCAATTAAGAAAGCGGCACTAGAAAATTACAAAGCAGAAAAACCAAAATCCAAAAAGAAGGGTAAAAAATAAATGGCAATAGGACTTAAATCTAATATTAATCGTATACATTGTAAATCATTGAGAGCAATCAGTGATAAGATTATTGTACATGGCATGGAGTTCGGTGGACAAACACTAGACTCTGGTATTATTTTAGTAGATGATGATAAAAAGTCTACAGGCATCAAACCTAGATGGGCACAAGTATACTCTATCGGTCCACAAGCAAATACTGAACTTAAAGAAGGACAATATGTAATGGTAGCACATGGTCGTTGGACACGTGGTATTAACATTACAGACGAAGAAGGGGATAAAACAATTCGTTGTGTTGACCCAAAAGATTGCTTGTTAGTAAGTGATGAACCACAGTCTAACATGGCATACGGAGATAAAGAAGGAGCATAGTTTTCAGGTTCTTGAGGTGTATGTTCACGTGAATATACAATTGAAAAATCAAAGGAGACTATATGAAATTTTTTATTTTCACTCTAGCACTAGTTTCATTCGGTGCTACTGCTCAAACTGTTATTAACTATGAAGACGGTTCTACATTGACCCTTGAAGAAGGAGAAATGATTCATGTTACTAAAGATTTGTTGTATCGTCAACAATCTTATAATAACGGTAGAACTATTCAGTTTAAAGTGTTTCCAGAAACTAGTCGGCGAGACTATGTTGAAGTAGACAACGGAACTGATGACGATATGACAGTTGGATCACATGCTTGGTGTAATGCATATGTTCCATGGTCAGAAGGTTTAACTTTCACTATGATAGCATGGCAACGTGCATGTGATACAAACAACGACGGTGTTTATGACGAAGATGACACAGGTTGGGAAGGCTAAAATAAAGGGCACATTGTTGCCCTTTTTCATCAATTAATGATTGACATCTATTCATTAATCCTATATAATATCAGTATTAAATCAAACTCAATGAGGTATCAATGAAGAATCAGTTGTGGGTAGAAAAGTATCGTCCTAAAACAGTAGACGGTTATGTTTTTACTGATGAAAATCAAAAGAATCAAGTAGAAAACTGGATTAGTGAAGGAAGTTTCCCTCATCTATTAATGTCAGGTGACCCGGGTACTGGTAAAACAACACTAGCAAAATTGCTTATACATGAGTTGGGTGTTGAAGAATATGATGTGCTAACGATCAATGCTTCACGTGAGAATGGTATAGACATGCTACGTGAAAAGATCAATGGCTTTGTGCAGACTATGCCGTTTGGCAAGTTCAAGGTGGTGTTGTTAGACGAGGCTGACTATTTAACTCAGCCCTCGCAGGCAGCCTTAAGAAATGATATGGAGTCATACCATGAGACTGTAAGATACATTCTCACATGTAATTATGCCCATAAGATCATTCCTGCACTTAAGTCTCGTTGTCATCAATATCATATTGCTAAGCCTGATATGACAGAGTTTACTGCAAGAGCGGCAACTGTCTTAGTCACAGAAACTGTCGAGTTTGAATTAGATGTTTTAGATACATATGTTCGTGCAACTTATCCTGACTTACGTAAGTGTCTCAATCAATTGCAAGTAAACAGCGGCTCTGGCGCTCTCAGGGCCCCTCAGAGTGAAGGCCAGAGTGAAGATGAACTCTTAGTCGAAGCAACAAACTTGTTTAAAAGCGGTAAATTAATCGAAGCAAGACAACAATTGATGCAATATATCGCATTGTATCCTACTAGAATCGAAGATACATATCGTTGGATGTATGATAACTTAGACTTGTTCGGTGCAAGTAATGAAGAACGTGATGCAAACATCATTGTTATTAGAAATGGTCTTGCTAATCTGCCTTTAGTAGGTATCCCTGAGATATCATTGGCCGCAACTTTAGTTGAGTTGACTTCTTAACAGTATAAATATTCGATATGAGATACTTATTAATACAATACATTCGCAAACCAAACGGTCAGATAGACGAATTGGTGCAAACTTCACGTAAACTTAAGAAGTCAGACATGAACACAAAAAATGTGATTATGGACTATTCTGATAATTCTATTCAAAAATGTGTTATTGAAGGTAACAACCATGATACTACATTTGAGCAGATGTCTACTTACTACAAAAGAATCTATCCTAAACTAATTGAGCAACTTGAAAAAGAAGCACCAATTGAAAAGAAAGTTAAAAAGAAAAAGACTTAATTAAACTAGAAAGACCTTTTAGGGGCAAAATCTTAAGTCAGGCGAAAGGGTCTTATCGACCCTTTCTTTTTGGTTTATATGGACCTATGAAATTATTGATACATCTTTAGTACGTGTTCAATAATCTTGTGTCTCCGTATGTCTTTTCGATCAAAAGTACATGCTGTCATACCTGGTACTTTGTGTAGATCGATTCGTTCTTGCAAGTCGAGGAGCCCATTATCATGTGTTCTTCGGTCAGTCTGTTCAACGTCACCATTGATTATGATTTTGCTCCCTTCTGCAATCCTAGTCATTAACATTTTTATTTGTGACGGTGTTGCGTTCTGAGCCTCATCTAATATAATCCATGAATGCTTGAAGTTTCTGCCTCGGCAAAATGCTAAAGGTGTTATTTCTATGATTTGTTCCTTTAACATGTATTCGATTTCATTCTGTGAATAATATTCACGTACCACATCGAATAAAGGTCTTACCCACGGTTCCATTTTTGAGTTTAAGTCGCCAGGAAGAAAACCATGTTTTTCATCATCTACAGCCACAGCAGGGCGTGTTAATAATATCTTATCACATTGACCCGATCTTAATGCTCTCATTGCCGCCAACATTGCTAAGTAGGTTTTACCTGTTCCAGCAGGGCCACTAGCCATAACGATATCTATTTCAGGGTCATTTAATGCTATAATATATTTTTCCTGATTTATGCTCTGGGGCACTAATTCGATTGGTCTACGTGACTGTTGCTTTTTTCTATACTTGCTAAAGTCGATGGATTTTGAGGAGTTCATGTAGAACGTGTCCTCGGCTGAGTGTTGTGTTTCCCTGTGTCTGTATGGTTCATGTTTTTTCCTTAATGCGCCTGTTTTGCGTTTACTCATATATAATTCCTATATTTTAAAATGAATTGAGAAATTGTTTTCTCATTAAATACTTACCGGATTTAGGTGAGTAAAGACTCAGTGGATGAGGAATTGCTGTTTTATGATAAATACTAGCACCAGAAGAACAGATCGTAAAATTCTTTTGCACTTCCATTAAGATAAATACTAGTATGACTAAAGCAATTACAGGTGACGCACTTGCTTCCAAACAAGCAAACACATTCTTTAAGGACATTGATTTCGTCAGTATAGTAGATACTATTAAAAATATCTATATGTCTGATGGTTCAATGAATACTCTGCTGGATTTTGAAAGAGTTTTAGATGAAGCAGATATCTATGCTTATAGAAATTGGATCAACGGCGAATTAGTTCAAGGACCCGATGTAGGACGTTACTCATGTAAATGTACCTTTATGTGGCCTTATAAATTAATGCCTGATCCAAGAGCAACTCTAAGACTTGCAACGATTGGTTGCAATGTTAAAATGATGAAATCTAAGATCGAAGTTCCTGTTGCAGTCACATCATACGAAGACTTTCAATCAGGAAGTCGTTATCCTAAAATGCAAGAGAATCAAGTTTGGTTTATGCAAATCGAAATACCTTTTGAATTAATGGATGACATCAAAGAAGGTAGTGTTGACATTGCAGAAGACACAATCGATCTATCAGAAATTGAAGATGCATATGATAATGATTTAGAGCAAACAAAATCAGAAGACGATGCAGGCGCAGACGATATGATGGCAGCCGATGATGTTACAATGGATACATCTGCTGATTCAGGGGCATTTCAAATCTAATGACTATTCTATCTGAAAGTTTAAACTACTTAGACATGGAAAATCAAGTTATTCCTGTTGTATCTGTAGATGAGTATGCCGCTAAAATGGGTACTGATAAAGATATCGTTACAGTAACTTTTATGGTTAAATCAAAACTAGTCGCAGAAGATTTAGTAACATGGTTTGAAAGAGGTTATGACTATATTTTAGATGCAAGTATTTCAGATGGGGAACTGTCGCCTAACAAATGGTTAGTATTTGTTGAAATGGAAAGACGTTCATGGGTAGCACGTAGACTAATGGGCTTGTTAAAAGATTTACAAACGTTAACAGGTATGGCTCCTGAAGAATACACTTTAAACATTGATACTGAAGAATACCCAATGGAACTAGAGATTATGAAACAAAAAATTATCTTAAACCCGGCCAAATACGAAATCGAAAAAGAAGATACAGTTGACGAAGAACTCAATGAAATGAGACTCAAAGCAGGTTTAGATCATAAAGAATCTGACACACCTAAAGACGAATACATTAAATCACTTCAAGCAACTGCCGGCATTTAACGGGCAAATTACTGTTGACTTTCATACGTATGGCTGTTATAATATAGCATGGACCATTATCAAACATTAGGTGTGTCACCTCAGGCCGATCAAAAAGAAATCAAACTAGCATATCGTAAACTAGCGGGCAAACATCATCCAGACAAAGGCGGTAATGAAGAAGAATTTAAAAAAGTTCAAAAAGCATATGAGACTTTAAGTGATCCGCAACAACGCAATCAGTATGATAATCCTAATCCGTTTGGTAGAGGACAAAGTCCGTTCGGTGATGGAAGTCCATTCAATGATATATTCGGAGATATATTTGGTCAACGTAGACAACGGCCGCAACCGCAACCGATTTATAGAACACAGTTAAATGTTACTTTACGTCAAGCATACACGGGCGACACTCAAACATTAGAATTAAATACACCCCAAGGTAAAAAAGTAGTACAAGTTAATATACCGCAAGGTGTGCAAACTGGACAACAAACAAGATATGATAATCTTGTCCAACAAGGCACCTCTTTAATTATTGATTTTCATGTAATGAATGATTCATGGTTTGAAAGAGTAGGACACAATTTAGTATGTCAACACAATATTTCTGTATTGGATTTAATCGTAGGAACTACATTTAATTTTACTACTATTTCTAGTAAAATATTAAAAGTGACAGTAAAGCCCGGGACAAATCCAGGCACACAAATTAAATTATCAGGACAAGGTATGCCAATTGCTGATCGAAGAGGTCCTAATTATAGTTCTAGTAAGTGCGGTGACCAAATAATCTTGCTTAATGGTATAGTACCAGATACAATAGAGCAAGGTATCATTGACTCAATTAAGAAATATAAAGATATTCAAGACCTGAAGCAAAACTAAATAATATTATATAGAGGAAAAAACATTTGAACACATCACCAGAAATTGAAAATATAATCTCTAGGGCAATTGAAACTGCAAAGTCCTATAATCACCAGTATGTTACTATTGAGCATTTACTTCATGCATTAATAACACATCAACCATTTAAAAAAGTATTAAATCAATTCAATGTTGATACTGATTTAATGATTGGTGAAGTAGAATCATATCTAAATGGACTACATGCTATTGAGTCTAAAGATCCTGAGTGTGTACCTAAGAAAACTAATTCATTAGAACGTGTAATGAATAGAGGTGTTACACAAGTATTGTTTACTGGACGTAGACAAGTTACTACTATGGATCTATATCTATCGATTGCTACTGAGGGTAATACCCATGCACATTATTTCTTATTAAAGTATGGCGTGAATAAAACTCAGTTTATTGAATTTTGGCAAAAAAATTATAAACATCAGGATAGTCAAAACATTAGTTCTGATCAAGCAGACGATATTTTAGCAGAGTATACAACGAATTTAACTCAGATGGCTAGAGACGATAAACTAGAACCTGTCATAGGACGTGTAAGTGAGATTGATGATATTATTAATGTTCTAGCAAAACGTTTTAAAGCAAATGTATTGATGGTAGGCGATCCGGGTGTTGGTAAAACTGCAATCGCAGAAGGCATTGCATCAGCAGTTGTTAACAAAGAAGTACCTGAATTCTTAGACGGACATGAAGTCTATTCATTAGAGATTGGTAACTTACTTGCTGGATCAAAGTATCGTGGTGAGTTTGAAGAAAAAGTTAAAGAAGTCATTATGGCTTTAGAAGTTAAAAAGAATTGTATTTTGTTCATTGATGAAGCACATACAATGGGCGGAGCTGGATCAACATCTAATGGATCAGTTGATTTTGCAAATATGATTAAGCCTGCTATTACTAAAGGTACACTTAAAGTTATTGCATCAACAACATGGGAAGAATACTACGAATCATTTGAGAAAGACAGAGCCCTCATGCGTAGATTCTATCGTGTAACAGTTGATGAACCTTCACATGATACTACAGTTAGAATTTTACGTGGCTTATCAGAAAGATTAAATGACTTCCATGAAGTTAATATTACAGAAGATGCAATCGAAGCCGCAGTAGAAATGGCTGACAGATACATACATGAAAGAAAAAATCCAGACAAGTCTATTGATTTACTTGATGCCGCATGTGCAAAGCAACGTGTAGCAGAAAACAAAGGTGTTGATATTACTAAGACATTGATTTTTGATCAAGTAGAGAAGTTCACAGGCGTCCCTGCTGATAAATTAAAAGGGGACAACGTAGATCGTATCACTAACTTAGACGTTAATGTTAAGAGTAAGTTGTATGGTCAAGATGATGTAGTTGATAACGTAATCGAAAGAGTTTATGTATCGTTTGCAGGAATCGGCAACGAAACTAAACCTATTGCGAGTTTCTTATTTTTAGGACCGACAGGCACGGGAAAAACAGAATTGGCTAAACTGCTGTCTAGTAATTTAGATATGCCACTACTCAAATACGATATGTCCGAGTATTCTGAGAAGCATAGTGTAAGCAGTTTGATAGGACCTCCCCCGGGTTATGTAGGATTCAGTGATTCACAAGTACAAGGCGGACGTTTAATATCAGACTTAAGTAAGCAACCTCATTCAATCATGTTGTTTGATGAAGTTGAGAAAGCACATCCTGATATCTTTAATATCTTCTTACAAATGTTAGACGAAGGTACGATTACTGGGTCTAATGGTAAGCAAGTATCATGTAAGAACTGTTTAATCATTCTAACATCTAACTTAGGTAGTGCAGACGGCGAACGTTCAAACATTGGATTCGGTGATACAGACAAAGTAGGCGAAGATGAAAAAGCAATGAAGAACTTCTTCAAGCCAGAGTTTAGAAATAGACTTGACATGGTTTGTAAGTTTGGTAAACTTGATCAACTATCTGTTAAAAAGATTGTTGTTAAATTTGTTGCTGACCTACAAAAAGCACTTATTGAAAAACACAACATCACTCTTAACTTTAGTGAAGATGCTATCGATCATTTAGCAGATGTAGGATATGATTCTAAGTTGGGTGCAAGACCACTAGCAAGAAAGATCGATGAACTTATTAGAGTACCTCTAAGTAAGAAGATTCTATTTGAGCAAATTAAAGATGCAAATGTTATGTGTCTGATTGATGAATCTACAGGCAATATTGATTTTGCCTCAACTCAGAAGCAGACTGCTCAAGTAGGTGATGATGGTATTATTGAAGTAGAGAATACAGACTCGCCATAATCTTAACTACAGACTATATAAGCATAAATACTCTAATAACACGGAGATAATTATGGCTAAGATAGTCGAAGACATGGTCGCAATCAAGTTAAGCAAAATCGCAAAAGATGATGCTCCTGATTCACCAATCATAACTGATGAAATCGCATCACAATTAGAAGCAGTTGCACAAGAGTTAGTTGGCGAAGCAGTTATTGTAGAATTAGTAAGGGGATAATAATGTCACAATCAACAATTTTAACATTATTGCCACAGACACCATATAACAATGATGGTACTGGTAATGCATATAGTGTAACTGGTAATTCAGTTCAGGCAGCCGGATACATTTTAGGTGGTCAAGACCTACAAACATTAACATATAACTTCTCAGAAGTTACAGGTAATCTTATAATAGAAGGAACATTAGCATCAACTCCTGCTGACGGAGATTGGTTTGAAGTTTTTCATACAACAGCAAACAATGCATCTAATGTAAATTCAAATACAAATACCTATACGAATATTACAGGCAACTTTACATATATGAGAGCAAAACTTGAAGCCTTCAATAACGGTGTAGTCCAATACGTAAAGATTAGTTACTAACATGGCAAATATTGTTATTATGCCCGGGGGTTTTCACCCATTTCATGCAGGGCACGCCGCACTCTATAACTCTATAAAAGAGAAGTATGGTGATAGTGATGTCTATGTAGCCGCTAGTGACAATCAAAAAGAAAGACCTTTCCCATTTAAAATTAAAGAAAAATTAGCACAGATATCAGGTGTACAGCCTGGTGAATTTGTACAAGTGAAGTCTCCGTTTGTACCAAAAGAAATCACAGACAAATATGACCCTGAAAAAGATTCAATCGTTTTTGTTCGTAGTGAAAAAGATCGCAATGAATATCCAAAAACAGGTATGATAAAGAAAGACGGATCACCAGGATATTTTCATTCAGTAGATAAAGGCATAACTGAGCCTTTCGGTAAAGTAGGTTATATAGATTACTTACCAGTTAAAAAATTTGCAGGCATTACTAGTGCTACACAAATTAGAGATGCATGGCCCAACTTAAATGATGATCAACGTGAAGATTTTGTTACTCAAATTTACCCTAATATTGCTAACAATAAAAAGTTAATTAAAAACGTAGTAAAGTTATTAAGTCAAGGTATGAGTCTAAATGAAGGTTTAGCATACATCGATGATAAAGGCAACAGAGTAGATTATACAAGACCTGATCTTCCTACTGATATACGTAGATTAGTAATCGATTGGTTCAATGATAGAGATAGATATACAAAAGCAACTTTAAAACAAAAAGGTTATACAGTAGATATTGATGACAAATTTGATAACATCGATATAGTAGATAAAAAAGGTAGAAAGTTTACAGTAAAAGTAGACGATGCAATGAATGATTTAATACAACAAGCATATGCAGAGCCAATGAATGAAGATAAGCCAGTAGCAAGGTATAATACAAAACAAGCAATGAAAATGATAAGAAGATACTGCCAAGAAAAAGGAATTCCTATACGGAAAATTCTTAAGCAAGGTAAAAGGTATGGTGGACATTTAGATGAAAGAAAAAGACTTATTGTTATGATAGATCCTGCGTTTGATCAAGGGGAGTTTAACCAAGAAACTCAACACTACGAGTACCCAGCATTTACACAAAACGATGCAAACGAAATTCAGGTGATGTTAGATGCACCTAGAGTAACTATTACTGGTGGTGGCAGTTATCTAAATGTTCATGGATTAATGCAAGGAGAATTAAATGATCCTCCCTTGCGAGAAGCATTTGTAGATCCAGATCAATCAAAGCAATATTGGAACCACGATGCACAAAAGATAGGCGTAGGCGGAGAAATTGAAATGCCACTAACAGATACACCAAACTTGAACGGTAGAAGACAAGGCTTTAATGAAAGTGACGAAATTCCTGTAATTTATGAAAAGACAGTTGAGGCTTTAGTAAATGCATTTGAAGGACATGCAGATGAATTTGAAAGTAGAGAAGCAATAGAAGCCAATATCTATAATGTGTTATCTGATTTAAATGTCGAAGATATCGTAGACCCAGAAATGGATCATCATAATAGATGAAGTCTTGCAACAAATAAATTATGTCAGTGAGGGCTTAGGCAAGATGGTTAAGAAAGCCGGAAGCAAATTTTTAGACTATTTGGCAGGCTCTATATTTAATAAAGACTTCGGTGGGGAAAAGCCTAGAATAGATGTCTTTAAGCATAATCCTCTGGTTAACGGAAGTAGACAGGTTGTTCTTACATTTAAAAATGGATATGGTATAAGCATAGTTCCTGAGTATGAATTAGTCCCCGGCCGTGGCATACAGCAAAGAATAATACATGGAAGTTATGAAGTTTTACAACTACAGAAGGCTGGACCTAAAGCAACAGAAGGAATCCAATTAAAGAACGGAGACCTTTATATTAGTAGTGGCGAGAACATGAGAAGACTTGACGATGCTCAACTATATATGGCAATAATGAATACGGTGATGCTTTTACCAATACAAAACGATCCAGTCGTAATTAATGCAACAGAGTCAATGAACAAGATTCGTGGCATGATCAAAGAAACTACAGACGAACAAAAGTCTAAGTCAGTTCACTTACATCGTAAACTGTTTGAACTTATGGAAGAAGAAAGAAACAACGTTGTTAAACTCCGAGGCTTTGGTAGAGAAGCAGACAAACCTATTCCAGACATCAACAAAGTTAGAGCAGAAAAAGAAAAAGAACAAGAACGTGAAAACAATCGTTATAGTGAACGTAGAGCCGAGCAAGAAGAACTGTTAGCAAGACTACAGGCTGAATTGCTTAATGCAAAACAAGAATTTTCTGAACTAGCAGATGCACAACTTTTACCTGTAGAAATGTTAGATGCAATGGAAAATGTAGATAAACTTATTGATTTTATAGAAAACTGGGAAGGTTCAGAAGAACAAAATAATTTCCCATTCACTGAATCTATACTAGAAAAGTTACAACTCAAAACAGTTCAACTCAAAGAATACTTTGGTGGTACTAGAGACAGATCAGCACCTAGAGTATTGAGACAACAGACTCCTAAACTTGATATTAACTCGTTTTGGAACACAACTGATTTGACCGAAACTGCTGATTATATCGAAGAAAAATAATTCGACCCGGCATTCCTACAGTAAATAATAGTAGTTATATACAAGCAACTACATTTATTATTAGGAGTTATTAACAATGCCAAGTCGCAAAAAACCCGCCCCTAAGAAGGCAACAAAAGCAACAACCAAGAAAAAAGAAGAGGCTAATATTCCATTAGATCAACTGAAAGAAGCAGTTGAAGAAATTAATGATAATCCCCCTCAAGCGCCGCAAGACGGTCAAGTACAAGTTAACGTAGATTTTCTACGTACTACTAAAGTACATATCGCAATGCCATGTTACGGTGGTATGCTTACTGAATCGACATTTATGTCATTTATCAAATGGGCAAATACTGCTCGTCAGTTAAACATTGACTGGACACTTGAAACAATGGTTAATGAATCATTGATTAGTAGAGCAAGAAATACATTGACTGCTAAATTCTTACATATGCCAGATGCTACTCATTTAATGTTTATTGATGCAGACATTGGTTGGGAGCCATGGCACTTACTAGTATTACTCAACAAAGACGTTGATGTCATCGGTGGATTATATCCAATGAAGACTATGCCGATCAAGTGGGTAGTAAATGGATTTGAGGGTGCTGAAGAAGGACCAGACGGATTCCAAGAAGTATCTAAAGCAGGTACAGGTTTCTTATTGATTAAGAAAGGTGTGTTTGAGCAAATGAACGGTCATCCTGCTGTGAAGCAATACAAAAATGATATTGGCTTAGACCCTGTTTATGATCAATATCTTAAAACTTATTTTGACACTGCTGTCAGACAAAATCGTTACTATTCAGAAGATTGGACTTTCTGTGAGAACTGGCGTGACATTGGTGGAAAAATATATGTCGATAAAAGAGTGTTGTTAAGACATTCAGGATCATATGTGTTCTGTATGGAAAATCAACAGTTCTTGCTCGACAACATCGGACCTATGTATGTTCAACAAGAAGAAAACAAGAAAGCCGCAGGTCTGAATTCAGATTTAACTCCTAATGAAGACGGTAACGTCACATTAGATGTTAATGCTCCGTAAATATAGATCCTAACTATATAACTAAGAACAAAGATGCCCCTCTCCCAAGGGGCATTTTTCCTTGTCTATTCCTCTTTATTGATAAATACTTATATTAACAAAGGATTGACATCAATGAAGTTTAACGAAATAACAGAAAACGCATCTGCTGGTGCAACAGGATCAGGATCAGTTGCATCTGTAGATTCTCCCATGAGTACACAATCACGTAATGCTAGTATATATGGTGGGAAGAAGGCTGGAAACTTACTGACAGGTAAACAATCAAAGGGCAAATATGCTAATTCTGTCGAAGCACGTAAGCAAATGAAACTTAAAGAAGCCAACGTTACTGAAGAAGATGTGATGGAAAAAGAAGTTCTTGTTATTCCGGGTGCAGGTCGTAAAGATCGTAAGTCAGGCTTTGTGCCACACGGTGAAAGTAGAGTAGACCACGAAGTTAAAATGGCTAAGGCTGATCTCTTTGCAACAGCAAAAAATGCAAGAGAGATTATGGAATGCTTGAAAGACAGAAGTGAAGAAGAAGGTATCAAAGGATGGATGCAGTCTTACATTACTCTAGCAAATGACTATCTCAATTCAGTTAATGAATCATTACAGTATGAAATGCAAATGCATGAAGATCAAGTTGCCGCATATGGTAACGGTGCAGATGATCGTATCAATACTAGAAACAAATTAGACAAAGAACCATATGGCGGACCTAGTTCAAGTTACCCGGGCGGTCAGTTACAGTCAACATCTGGAGTAGGATAAATGAGTTCGATATTAGAAGGCGCCGATAAAGCATATTTAAAAGAGTATAATGAATCTGAAGACGAAAGGCGTTTAGGTGCTTTAGAAGACTCCTTAGGTAGTGTTAGACAAGCAACAAAAGGTGGAAAATATCTTGGTCAAGATGTCATAGATATTATGATACAAGTACAAACCTTTGCAGAAAAATTAGGTATTGATCCTAAAGAACTAGACTATGCAGAAGACAAAGTTAGAGAAGCACAAAACAATTTAGAGTCTGCTATTTACGGACTAGAAGAACCTTTTACTGATATGATTAGTGCATTACAAAGCAGAATAGACGATGCAAGAATGGATGCTGAAGATGACTTAGAAGAAGGTCAACGTTGTTGGAAAGGCTATAAAAAGAAAGGCACTAAAAAGATGTTTGGCAAAACTGTCAACAACTGTGTCAAAGCAACAGAATCAGAAGATGCGACTCGACAGGGTAAACTATTCACTGGGAGTGAAAGACCACCAGAATATACAACAATGGTACCTAAAAAGATAAGAACTCCCGGCATTTATGGCAGATCGTATGATGGACAGTTTAAAGGACATGCTCTGCTAAAAAGTTTTATCGAAAACGGTTATACTGATGAGCAAATTATAGAACTTATAAGTGATATCAAACCTGGCGAAAATAAATCGAGGCTTACATTTAGGCGCCCGATGCGTTATCATGGGGTACCGGGGGAAAATACAGAAACCAACGCCCTTTCCGGTAATGAACTAGCAGATCAAGTAAGAGAAATACTACCATTAATGAGGAAAAGAATAGATCCACTCCAAGCCTGGCCAATGGGACCCATTACCAAAGAATCAGAAGAAGTAGACGAAGGAATGTATGACCAAGATGCATTTAATGCAATCTTTAAAGACAGAAAACAACCAAAAAAATCAAAAACTACTCCTCAAGATACAGGAATGTATAATCAACCTGCTAAAAGGTCACCTAAGTATTACGACAATCATCCTACTAAAAGATCACCTCAGCATTATGACAAAGGCCCAGAGACAGATCAAAAACTAAAAGAAACTCCAAAATACATTGATGGATTTATTGGCGCAGACGGTAAACCAACCTCTCAACCTACTGCGGCAGATTATGCAGCCAATAAAGAATTTCAACACATGAAAAAGACATTAGGTGACAGACTACCTCAACCAACTAAAAGAGATAAAGACGGCAAACTATCACCATTTAAAAAAGATGACGTAGACGAATCCGGAATTACAAAATCAAGCATTGGTAAAGTTATGGAAATGTATGATGACTATCTGTTTTTAATTTATATCAACGGTAAGTTAGCGGCAGATACACCAATTGCAAAGAATCAAAAGAATCAATATGAAAGAGTTATAAAAAATGCAATACCAGATGCAGAAGTTATATTTAAACCAACACCAAGACATTATTATTCTGCTGAAGAATTAAAAGAAGGATCAGGCAAGATTCGTGCAGGCATTGCAGGTATATTATTATTAGGCGGCTTACTGGGATTAAACAACCATGAAGCACAAAAAGTATATGATAAAAGTCATCAATTACAACAATTAACACAAGTTTATATGGTTGCAAAAGATAGAGGTGACGAAGCAAAAATGAAAGACGTTAAAAGACGCATCGGTAATCACAAAATGAGACTTGACTTAGGTAAAGGTGATGTTGATTTTGATGGACTGCCTGGCGATGACGATATTAAAGATATCGACTATATCAACACACCCGGAGAAAAATAATGGTAGATAATATTTACACCGACGGCATACAAGAATCGACATTCGACGGTTTTTTAAAGAACGCAATAGAATCAGACACGCCAACTGAACATACAGTGCCCCTAAATGATAATGGAGAATTTATTAATGGACATTATTTTGAAGATTTTATAAAAAAAGCAAATATCAATGTAACCGTACAAGAACATTTTTATAATACAGATGATGTGGCAGATTTAGAAGCATGTAATGACTGGTTGATCGAATTCACATGTGGTGATGAGATAATGTCAAAAGACGTTAGTATCAATGAGACTGCATCGTTTTCGTTTTTACAAGAAGATATCATAGGAGAAGACGGCGTAGATGATATTTTAGCAACCGGTGTTAACTTTTTTGAACTTTCTATTATTGCAAAAGACCCAAGACATCCGTTTACAACTATTAAAATAGAAGTTTCATAATGAAAAAAGCAGTATTAACATTTGTAGCGGCTTTTGTAGTTGGCTTTATAGGCTATGGTTATTTTTATTCAGACTCACAAACATTCAAACCTACATTTGATGTTGATTACACAGATTGCGGAACTGTTACTCACAGTGAAGGGTCAATACAATTTGGAGATGCATCCACATCATGTGGTGGAAGAGTTGTATCTGAGCAAGGCTACACAAACATTTCACAAATTCGTTTTACAGCAGACTTAAGTAATGTCTCTGGTAACTTTGTTACTAGTACTTTTTATATGGTAAACAATCCAAACAAGCCTAGTCTACAACCTAAAGGGGACAATTACTGTGATGCTGGTGGAAATAACGCAGACTGGAACTGCCAAGAAACTGACTTCTTTGAAGTAAACAACAACGTAGTCTTTCAACATACAATGCATATTGGTGACGGTAGTGCATCTGCTCCACAGAACTTTCAGTTAAGTTATTCAACAACAGACAATCAATGTTTCATTAACTTAGAAGAATCACAAGGTCTAGTATCATGGAACGGTATTGACGTTAAACAACCTGTAGACTTTGTAGTTGACTTAGATGATTTAGGCATGACTGTAACTATCAAGCAAGGATCACTATCAACAGTCGTATATACAATGGGACCCGGATATCCAGGTTCAACAACATTTGACGATGATCAACTCAAACGTTGGGCAGAAAGTAGAGCCCAAGGATATTGGTTAAACTTAAGTCGTTGGCAAAGTACTAGTTGGTCACCAGGATCAGCACAAAACTTATATAATTGGAACGGTCCCAATTGTCAATTCGGCAATGTTTGTGGAGCAACAGAAGCAGACTACTTTAAAGTATATGATATTGAAGTAGACGCAGACAGCACCCTTTAAGGTATCTTATGCGATTACATGAATTGCAAGAAGGTATGGGAGCATCAGCAGGAGGAGGAACTCCCGGATCTGCTGGAGCAGGTGGTTCATCACTAGGTTTACCCTACCCCTCAACATACGAAGAAGAAAACGACAAGTTTAAATATAATAGTCCAGTCCAAAGACAAATGTCTTTAACTACTGAAGAACAACAAGAAATGTTTAATGATCATGCTAGAATGTCTGACATGATGAATGATAAAGATTGGCCTGAAGATTTACAACAAGAAGTATTAAAAAAATATATTAATAATATTGATCAAGGAGAAAACTTTATCCGTGATATGGAGTACAAAGGACTCAGACGTTTAGATAACTATGGTCTACTTCAAAACACAGATAACTTACAATTGATCACAAGATTGCCACAAAACATAATTGATCAAATTAATGAGACATGGCAAATGTCTATTCCTAAAACACAAGCAACTTCAGTATCAGATTTAGGCTATGAAAAATATATTAAACAATATGGATTTCTTACTAAGCCGGCGGTAGCAATTGATGCAGATATAGTAATGGGAACAGAAAAATGGGTTGCTAGTATCATCAATGGCGAAAAAGCAAAACACTGTCATATACTATCACCAATTGGCCCGGGTGTCAAGTCTAATCAACCAAACAATAGTTTGGCGCCAGCAAAACAAAAAGAACTAGCATTTGTAGAAGATAAACATTGGGCTAGAGATGAACTTCCACAACTCAATATTGATGACCTTAAAGACGAAGACATCGAAGAAACATATATGGCATTTTCTCAACTAAAACCTGTACAAACTGAACGTGTTAAGGGTCTTGTAAAGAAAACTCTTAAGATGTTAAAGCAAGGTAAACACAAACCTATAGTTGTTGATGAAAAAGGTTATATTGTCAATGGACATCATAGATATGATGCATACAAAAAACTGGGTGCAACATACGTTCCTGTGATTAAGGTAAAAACAACCATCGAAGAACTAATCGATAAATACTAGTAACAGGAACGATTATAATGCTCTCAGAGAACCTTAAAATACTATTAGCAACATCATATGCTTTTGTCATAAAAGCACAAAACTTTCATTGGAATATCGAAGGTTCTAATTTTCCACAATATCACAAATTCTTTGATGATTTAAATAACGAAGTCTATGAAAACGCAATCGATAGAACTGCGGAATACATTCGTACACTAGAAGCATATACTCCAGGCTCAATCGGACGTTATTCAGAACTGTCATTAATACCAGATCAATACAAAATACCTAGAGCAGAATTAATGTTTGCAGAATTGTATAGAGACAATGAAATTATTATTGAGCATTTAAATGCAACCTATGATGTATCAGAAGCCGAAAAGCAATATGGTATTTCTAATTTTATCGCAGAACGTTTGGATGCACATAATAAACATCAATGGATGATACGAAGCACACTTAAGACCAATAGGGAGTAAACATGCTCTCTAGTCAATTTGAAAACCTCATACTAGAATATAAGCAAGACATCACAGTCAAAAAGATGGGTGAACCTTTGGTTGCACGATATTTAAAAGATGTGATGCAAAACCCAGGGCAATTAGCATTAGACCCAGCAATTAAAAAGATTGTAGATGCTCTCCGTCAAACAGAAGAAGCAATTATTCATGCTCCTAAACCAGAAAATGCACCTCCTGAAGACTTACCCAAGGCCACCCGGGACGCCCTTGAATTGCGGATAGAAGCACAAAAAGAAAAGTTAAAAGAAAAGGCTTTCATCTTAAAGAATCAACTTGCTGTTAAAGTCTTAAATAAACTTGAAGCGGCAGATCCTACTCCAAACAAAAATTATGTACAGTGGTTAGCACGAACATATATTAACAATGATGATTCTTTGGAAGATGTAGAATCAACTATTGCCACCTTCTTAGATAAATTTCATAGATTAAAAATCAAACATCATTTAGATAATAATGATATTGGTCATTACAAAGATTTTGATACGTTTTCAAATGATATGGAGCAGTATCCTGACGATTTAATCGATGCTGATCAAGGTAAGAAGAAAAAATATAACGCAGATATAATCTATGATGAAAAAGGTATATTAATTGTTCGACCAAACGATAAAGAAGCATCTTGTCGTTATGGTAGAGGAACTCGTTGGTGTACAGCCGCAACACGCGGTCATAATTACTTTGCTTCATATACTAGTAGAGGTCCACTCTATATGTTTATGCCACGTAAGCCTAAGCATCCAGGAGAAAAATATCAATTTCACTTTGAAGATGGTGTGGTAGCAGATGAAAAAGATTCTTATCTAAGTCAAAATCAATTAATTAAACTAGCAACTGACTATCCGGCTCTTAAAGATGCATTCCAAGAACAAGCAGAAAAATTCGGACTTGTATGGTTACAAAAACCTAAGAGAGTTTATAAAGGCTCAAACTTTAATGTAGAAGAATACAGAAAAAATGACAAGCCCTATTACTTGATGAAGCCTACTGATCAGACTGATCAATTTTACAGTATGGAAAATACTGATGACGGTATGAAAGTTTATAATTTATCTGATACTTCTTCATATAGTAGTGGCGAGTTGAATACTATACAAGAACACGATTTGTTTAATAATTACCCAGAACTTGTAACTAAGTTTGGAGTTAAAGGTGCTAATATTCAATCTGATCCTATTGTAACTGATACAAAAAATAAAGCAAAAATAGAACAGCATGGTAATATAATTGTTATGACTGATCAACATGGTCACAAAACTTCTATAAGAATTAATAACGATACCAGATGGAATCGCGGCGGCGGCCCACTAGAAATAGAAGCATCTCGTACTAGTCCTTTTACAGATGAGAGTGATGGAGGAAAACTTAGCAAAAGATATCACACTTTAAATCCATATGAACTTACACTAGAGCATCCTGAGTTAGTTGAACTATATGGTCCTACTGTACAAAAATATGTTAAAGAGGCTAAGAAAAAACTAAAAGACTCTGGTGCAGACCCAAAAGAACAAAAAGAATATTATCAAGAGGCTTTAAGAAACGTTGCCGGATATCTACCATATAAACTATACAATCAAGGCAACGTTCAAATTAAAAGTCATATGACATCTGACGGTAAACCTGTTAGAGATTATATTACAAACAATGAAAAAGGCACTGCTACAATAATCAACCGAAACATAACGACAGGCGAAGTAGATTCTATTCAGCCGATGGATATAGATAGAGTAGGCAGAATTAGTAAAAATGATAATCATACATTGCATAACACACAGGGTGAATTGTATGGTGATGCTGAAATGCAACCTGAATTACAACGATTATATTCAACACCAGATGACCGGGGAGAATTAGCATTAGATTTTTTACCATCTATATCATTTTTAGAACAAAACCCAGAACTAAAAGATTTTTACAAAGATACTAATTTAGTAAAACCAAAAGTAAAAGAATATCCGACAAATATCATAAGAGATTATGGTAAAGTAAAAGTTCCTGGTGGGAAAAAAAATCGTGGCTATTACAACTCAATCGCCAATGAAGTTAAATCTATGCGTAATTATATAGTTACCCCTAAAGATGCAAAAGATGGCGAAAGTTATGCAATTGGTTGGTCACCAGAACAACCTATGTACATAGAAATGTATCATTCAGACGCAAATGGAAACCAAACACAAATTGCTAGTAATGAAGAAGCACACCATGTATTAAAGAAGTTTCCTGAATTAAGAAAGTTACATATGGATGACTATATTAGTTTTATTGATGCTACAGATAGAGAGCCAACAGCATATACACCGTATGAAAGCAGAGAAATTACACGAAACGGCATGCCTGAATACTTGTTTAATCCTACTGAGGAAACGATAAATGACAGAGTTGAAGTACTTCAGTATGGTCCAGTTCCAGGAAGAACACATGAGTTACCTAAGTTTGAAGTTAGACCAAAAGAAAAAAATCCTTTTGGTGAATTAGGAGATACCTTCTTTGTTGGTTTGAGTTTAAAAGATCAAAGAGGCAACTACGGAAAGATTGATAAGATTACTATACGAAGATTGAGAAACAACTTATATAAATCTGAACCCGTAGATCGATATGGTAATTATAAAGATGATAATAATCCGAACAGAGACTTTGAACCGGTTGATACAAAAATCAGAAAACAAAGAAGTGAATTAACTGGTAAAGAAGTTGTTGACTTTTTTAAATATTATCCTGAACTAAGACGAATGATTAGAGATGAAAATATTCATCCTAAAGTACCCCCTCCTGCACTTGCTGTTAAGCCGGATGAAGAAGGTAATGTAGAAACAAATTCTGTACAGATGGACAACTTTACATTAGAAGATACTCCTTCTACATCTCCTGAAGTTGAAAAACAATATATTATTCCTAATCAACCGGAGTATGAAGGAGAATTTTATACTTTATTTACTTACGACCCGCAGAAAGAAACCGCATTAAAGAATGGCAAACCTCCATTTAATGATTGGGGTAATATGGCGGCTTTTAATGATAGAGGTATAACTCAGTTGGTTCAAGGAGAATTAGAGAAGGATCGTTTTATAAATACAACTCGGGAAGAACTGCACCAGGCTCATTTAGGCAGAGCATCAGGCACAATAACACCCAATACTCCGGCATATAATAAACTAATGCAACGTTTACCTGACTTAAAAGAATTAATCAGTGAAAAAAGTGCAGAGATAGGAGATTATAGAACACAAAATATATCTGAAGATGATGTAATTGAACTAGGTACAGAAAGAGTATATACATTTAAAAACAGAGACGGTAGTGATTTATATATTATTACACCAGTAGGCAATCCCCTAAGAGGTGAACACGGAGAGATTAAACAAGCCCATAGAGATAGTGATCATTCCCGAGACCGAATGGGAAATGATGTAGGAAACTCTATTCGACAATTAGCAAGTGATGAAACAGACTGGGAAGCCGATGAAGAAGTTTGGAACAAAGATGCATTTGCGGTAAACTTTGAAAGCACAGAAAATAATCCATTATTAGCAGTTAAACTGTTAATAGATCCATTTGCAAGTATAATAGATTTGCAACTAATGGATAAAAAGTTAGACGATAAACATTTAGTATCTACTAAACGAGACTTTAGTGTAATAGGTGTAAACAGTATGCCCCAGGGTGGTATAGAGACATACATGGAAGGAACTTATTTAGGAAAGGCAAAGAAGAATCCAGAGTTATATCGATGGTTACAAGAAAAAGCAGAACAAAGAAATGCTGAGACTAAGGGCATAGGAGATTTTATAAACTTTTTAGATGTCACTTCAGAACAAATGACAGATGAACAACGTAGTGTGCCGAAAGTATATGGAATTGATATTGTCGGTATTGCAAAAATTGGCATTAGTAATCCTCTATACATGTGGCAAGGTAGAAGAGCGGCATTTGAAAGAGCAGAAAGTAAATTCGCATCGCCTGATGAAGCGGAAACCAAAAAATATAGTCGATATAATGAAAAATATAAAGAAGGTCTTAAAGATATAAACATTGATGTATCTAATGATAATAATTGGACTACAATAACTGATATGACTTTAATAGTAAAACCAGAATCAGATACAAAATTTGGGAATATAGGATCAAGTAACAGTCAAGTTGGTACTTTTGTTCAAGTACCTTTTTCTAAATTTTTAAATATGGGACCTAAGTTGGCTAATGCAGATAAAATTATACCCAAGAAAAATTTGAAAGCAATGGGTGCTATACCCACAAAAACATGGGGACCAAGACAAGTAGCCGCACTAGCACCGAGTTCTAAATTAACTAATAAAGGCAAGCCTTGGATTAAAACTATACAAGAATTTAAAATGCCAGATGGAATAGGTATTGACTCTTCTGGTATGCCTAATAAAATTTTACCTCCGGGAACTGGATACATGATAACATTAAATCCTATATCTAATGACAACGGTCCAAAGAAAAGAGTAGATGGTAAATTAGTGAGACAACGAAGCCCATACTCATCAATGATGAGTGCCTTTAGAGAGAAAGGATTAAATTTACCCTGGGACCTTGAACGTAATATATTAGACTATGGTAAAAAAGAAAATAAGATGCTAATTTACTTTGCTAATAATCGTGTTGCATATATAATTGATCCAACCTATAGTAATTTTAAAAAAATCAATTTAAAACAAGACGAAAAGAAATCACTGTTTTTTGATGAAGAATATGGATTGTTCCCTCAATTAAAACCTATCTTTAACGAATATACTAAATCAAATAAATGGTTGCGTGAAAATCAAATTCATGCTATAATGTCTAAGATAATATTTGAAGGTCTAGGTGATAAAGCATACTATGAACTACAGAAAAAGAAATCAAAACCTAACTATGGTCAACTTGTATTCTTAAATAATATAAGATTAACAGGAAGTTATAGTAACGAACAATTAAAGGCAATGGGCTTCTTTATGAAGAACGGCTCTTGGGCAATACAAAAGCCCAAATATGATAGACTTGTTAGTGACGGTAAGTTAAAAGAAATGATTAACAGACCATTAAAGACTGGTAAAAACAAAATACCAAACGTCGGTAAAAAGAAAGTAACTGAAGGTAAAAAGTTACCTAGAACAAGTGAATTCTTATATCAAAAAGTCGATGAAGTAGAAGACATTAAACGATTGTCTGGTGTGTATGATAACTATCAAATACCAGTACATGTTGAAGGTGCAACAAGTGCATCGATGGGTTCAAATATATCAAAGACTGCAAGTGAAATATCAAAAATAATGAAAGAGAAAAACATTCAACCGGGCACTCCTGAATGGTTTCAACTATGGTTCTCAAAGCCGTACTTAACAGGCGAAAAGCCAACAGGGAAAGACTAATGAGAGCAACAGAATTTATAGCAGAGGCTGATGTAGAATATAGTTCAACCAAGCAGGGGAAACGTTTACATAAGATTGGTGATGTATACGGTAAAAAGAACACTGACTTACCCATTGCTAAATATAAAGACAACAGAAACAATAAGCAAAAAGGTATATTTAAAAAATGAAATCTAGGGACTTTAGAAAACTGGCTGAGTCTATTACTTTTGCAGTATCAAAAGAAATCCCGGATGAAGAACACGGAACTGTGAATAACTTAAGTCACTTCGGTGAACGTAAAGATGTAGAGTGTTGGTATTGCGAGGGCACAGGAAAAGAAAAAAACTATGATCAGATACCTTGTGAGTTATGTGATGGTACAGGAACAGAACTTAATAAATGGATCCCTTCTTCCCCTGAACTACGCACTAGTAATTCTAATGCATATTTAATTATGGACATGCTAGGTATCGAATCAACATCTTCGGGCACAATAAAAAATGCAAACTTACCTGCTATTATGCGTAGACTTATAGAATTAAAAAATTCAAATACAAGTCAATATACCCGGCTTGGATCACAGACTGGAGGAAAGATAGGTAGATACAAAGATAAAGATGGCATGGATAGAATAGGTCAGAAAGGTATAGCAATGTATAATTTTGGTACATCACAAAGTCAGGTAACTAAATATATAGAAACCTTAGGAGAAATAGTTAAGTTTGCACAGGACAATGATGCTGATCTTGGTTGGGGATAATGAGATTTTTTCTTTGTAAGGACAAGTCTAAATTTACAAAATCGCAAAACATAAAACAATATGGCGATTGGTACTTTATACATGAAGATGATGTTAAAGTATATGAAGATAATGATCATCTTGTTTTATATTGTGGTTACTTAATCGAAGGTGACATCATAGAAGCATGTAAGAACTTTAGTTTTGACAATGAGAATGGTAATTTCTTTGCAATCAAACTCACTAAAGATACTCATAAGATATCATTGGACTATTTTCAAAATCATAAGATATTTGTAGCCAACAAGTATGGAATAGAAATATCAAACTACATTCCATATATGACAATTAAACAAGAAGATGTAGTCAGAAATAAAGAATTTGATGCTACAGAATTAGAATTTGAAAGAGAATTTGAAGATTCTAAAACATTTTACAGTCATATTGATTCATTTATACCGTCATACAATTATCTACAAGATGCTACCGATGCTTTTAAACAAGAAATTTGGGATAATGAAGAACTAACAGAATATGTATATAATTGCATGGAGTCGCATTCAACAACTATAAAAGAAAATTATCCTTTAAGATATTGTTCTTTAAGTGAGGGTATTGACTCAGCAGTACAATCAGCATTTTTTTATGATGACTTACAATTGTTATATGACGTTTCACCTTGCGAAGCCGGCGATATACATTTAAGATGTATTAAAGAAACACAAGAAAAATTTCCTAACACACATCATTACACATGGTATACAAAAGATAACAAACAACATTGTTTAGATTATCTTACAGATTCTTCATGTCGTTGGCAATCAATATTACCAACATGCAAACAAGTATCATCACAAGATAAACAACCTGACATTGTTATGTATGGAGTAAACGGGAACGAAATGTTTGTCAGAGACTTTATACCTCATATGTTGTTATTGTGTTTAACATACTACGAGCATGACACGATAAAAATGAAAGAAAAACTTCATGCTGAAATTGATAGTAAAAGAAGTCACTATGGAGTAACATACTCTTTACCCTCAGATGGTAATTGGATAACAACTGACACGTATGTTACAGCATTTATGCGAAAATATTTTAAAAACCACATACAAGAAAAACCTTACTTGTGGAAAGAAAAACAAAAGACATTTGAAGAAGGTTTTTTGATGTTAACTACTCCTAAATTGTATACACGTGTGATTAGTAACAATAACAATGTTATGTGTTCATCATTATATAATGATAGAAGAATATTCCATGAAGTTTTAAAAATGAAGAATCACTACTTAGTAAGTGATACAATGAATAGTCCGATTCAGAGATCGATCATAAATAAGTTTGAACATGTATTTACTACACCAAGCAATGATGTATTAGCGGCTGACTATGATGAGTTATATGAAGCAACATATAAAGCAACACATCAAAGAGATTTAGGACAACACATATGAGAGCAAGAGAATTTTTAAGTGAAGGTTTTGCAGGGATACCTGACTACAAAACTATGCCTGCATACAAACTTAAAAAAGCATCTAAGGGTAAACACAAATTCTTTTTGCCTACAGATTCACCTGTACCCGCAGGTGTATCAGCATTAGATGAATACAACTTAGACAATGAACGAGGCTTAGGTAGAGTCCCAGACAACGGCAATATAGATTATAAGGGTTTCAGAACAATGATGAAGCCTACTGTATTTTTAAAATTAGCAAAGCCTTTGCCCGAAAGTCATAGATCAAGCGGATATCCAGAACTTGTTCAAAAGATAAAGTCAGGAGAAGCAATAGGTAGTCCATTCTTAAGTATAGAAATACCAGATGGCTGGGAAGATGAACCACCAGACTTTACTCGTCCAACAAGAGTTACTGGACATGAAGGAAGACATCGTATGAATGCTATACTAGAACTTGAAGGTGATGTTCCTGTAGAAGTTCATCTATGGGGTAGATTTGAAAAATCTGAATTGCGTAGAAGATACTTGACAGATGACATGTTTGATGAGTTAGAAAAAGGTCTCATCAGTGAAACAGGTCAATATATAGCCAGTCCTTTCTTATCAATACAGAGATAACTAATGTCTAAAGGTCATATGATTATATTGGGTGGCTTATTAGACAGACATGATGATTCAGATGCCATTCAACCTGTAGACGATGATCTAGCCGCAATAACATGGCCTAGTGTTAAACGTTCACATGGCGCACATAGAATTGCTACATATCTAAGAGAAGAAGGTTATGATGTAGAAGTTTTGGACTTTTGGCCTTCTTGGACACCCATGCAAATACTAAAATTCTTTCATCAACGAGTAAGAGAAGATACTTTATGTGTCGGAATTTCTGCTATGTTTCCGTTAACAGGTAAATTTATTGCTAATCGCAATGACGGTTATGGGTCTATGGGTAAATATAAACAAAGCAAAGCCCGTGAGATGTTACAAACTGTAAAAAGACTTAAAGAATTATATCCACAACTTAGATTTGTAGGTGGAGCCCATAACCTTTCAGCACTGGTAGACTATGACTTAGATTTTTATGTTGCTGGATACGGTGAGTATGCAATGGCTGAATTAATGAAATACTTTAAAGGAGAATTTAATACTTTACAAATACAGAATACATTATTGCAAGGTCGAAAAATTCAAACAATAAATTGTAAAGAATCTTATCCTGCGTTTCCGATGCCTAATGCCGCAGTCAAATATGAAGATAGAGACTATATACAACCACAAGAAGTATTAACATTAGAATTAGCACGTGGTTGTAAATTTAAATGCAAGTTTTGTTCATTTACAATACTAGGTGTAAGAGGAGATTATTCTCGTTGTGGTGATAGTCTTAGAGAAGAACTAGAAGATAATTATAATCGATGGGGAGTCAACAATTATTCAATTGCAGATGAAACGATTAATGATAGCCCTGAAAAGTTAAAAAAACATGCAGACGTTGTTAGAAACTTGCCGTTTGACATACGTATGTCAGGCTTTATGAGAGCAGATTTATTAGTTGCAAAACCAGATACATGGCAAGACATATGGGATTTAGGTTTACGATCACATTATTACGGACTTGAAACTTTTAATCATGCGGCAGGCAAGTATGTAGGTAAAGGAATGAATCCTGATAAACTTAAAGAAGGCTTAGTCAAAATGCAGAAATGGTTCAAAGATAAGGGAGAGTATGCTTGTCAGGTAGCACTGATTATAGGCTTACCCGGAGAAACAAAAGAATCTTTCTTTGACGGATTGCAATGGACAATAGATAATTTACATGTTAATACTTACAGTCTATCTCCTTTGTATATAGCAAACGGAGAAACTCTTAACATGATGACAAACCCTTCTGAATTTGAAAAAACATGGCGAGAAGAGGGTGTTATTAAAGAAGCAACCAATGAAGAAATGGGTGTAGACTATAATAAGTTAAAACAATCCGGGCATTATGCTACTAAACTAGACGGTGACTATTATTTAAAATGGTCACATGATACAATGAATCTTTGGGAAGCAATGCAAATATTTGACGAGTGTAAATCAGATCCAGAATTAAAGAAAGGCAGAGGACCCGGTATCTTTTATTATCATAGATATCTTACTACTAATAAATATTCTATGGAAGACATGTTTACAAAGAATTATGACACCGGTATTGATCCATTAAGTATGGATGATATACAAATTCATCTAAAATTTATTGATGAGTACATAGAAAAGAAACTAAGCAATTAAGAGATAAATACTATTATGGACAAGTATAAAAAGACAGAAGGATTAAACTATTTGAGTGAAAACTCATACAAAGGAGACGGTTCTCCTGGTATGGTGATGGGTATTGCTAGTGATGCACGTGGTGACACTAACACTTACGAAGCAAAGAAGCCAACTACTAGCAGTAAACATAGCACTGAAAGAGAATTAAAAAAGTACGATCCAGCACACGGTCATACAAAACCAGAAGGGGGCAATCCTCAAGTATGTCATTTGTGTAAAGGAGAGGGTTGTGAACCATGTGGTCATACAGGTGAAGAAATTACTAAAAAACGTAATGACCCTAAAGTCGATGAAGCATTAGAAGACATCAAAAGACTATCTGGTTTGTCAGAAGCATTTGCTTGGGACGAGATTGATGAAGCAAAACGAAAAGCAAGACATGATGACGATGACGAAGAAGATGAAAAACCAGAAGATCCAGAGAAAGATAAGGTACCTCACATCTTAATGCAATTAAGAAAAGCACAAGACGTAGACGGTGATCACCCAATTAAATTCTTAGACGGGTCAGAAGTTATACTACCATTGAAAGATATCAATGAGTTTATGCAAATGTACATGAACGTCAAGCCACAAGATAGAGAAAGATTACAACAAGTGGCTATTATGAGTAAAGATAAGTTTGATAAACTGTTAACATTCTTCACACCTAAACATGGTAAAATGGAAAAAAGCATTTACGAAGATGAAGAAATGGGCGAGATGCTTACTGAAGCACAATTCGATGAAGCCGCAGGTGAGAAAGATGCTTGTTATCACAAAGTCAAAAGCAGATATAAAGTATGGCCTAGTGCATACGCATCTGGTGCTTTAGTTAAATGTCGTAAAGTAGGTGCATCCAACTGGGGCACTGGCGGCAAGAAAAAGAAAAAGAAATAATGCGTATCAATGAAATCTTAACAGAGTCAATCATTGAAGAAGATTTAAGAGCCTGGTTCGGCAAAGGCAAGAAAGGCGGAGCCGGTGGCGGTGGTTGGGATAGATACAATACCAAAGGCGAACGTGTAGGTAAATGTGGAGATGGTAAAGGCAAGGGCAAACCTAAGTGTTTATCAAAAAGCAAAGCCGCAAGTCTACGTAACTCTGGTGGAAAGAAAGCAATTGGTAATGCTGTAAAGAGAAAGAAAAAGCAAGACCCTAATAAGAATCGTAAGGGTAAAGCAAAAAACGTCAGTAACAAGCCGAAGAAATAATATGAGAGCATCTGAAGTTGTAAAGCCTTATCACTTATATGCCGCTACTGTGTTTGTACAGCAACCGGGATACACAGGCAATATGGACTTCACTGTCTCTGCTCAAACTCATTTTGAAGCAAGACAATTAATGAAGAAAATGTATAATATCCCTGATTACAGAATAGGAAGTCTACGTTTAGTCAAACGAGGTTAAGCAGGTTTACTGTAAACAAAATACTTTCTATCGTTAGCATCTTGTTTAAATGTCTCTAGTTCTAAACCGAACTCTTTAGCAAAGTTGTGAGCAACTTCAAAACTCCATTCAAACACTTCTACCCAAAGACCGTTCTTATGTTGAATACCAGGGTTGACTCTAAAGAACATCTTACCACCTTTAGCAAGTAGTTTATTACAGTTTGCTAATCTAACTCTGATATCTTCAAGTGAGTTAAAGTTAATTGAACCTAATGCTATGATTGCATCAAAGTGTTCGTCAACGTTTGCATACTCTAAGATATCTACTTGATAGTCTGCCATATTATTATAAGGATCAATGCCGATCAAGTTTGGTATACGTTCTTTAAACTGATTGTATCCGCAACCTACATCTAATACTGCTTTAGGATTTAATTTCTTAACTTCATCAACTAACTGCCAACCTGTATAACTATATATTTCAGTCTGTGGTTTCCAAATCTCACCAAAGAACATATTAGAGTATTTGATATCTAGTTGATCGACAACAGATTCAATAGTACCTTCCCATCTAATGTTGGCATCTAAGTCTATTGTTTCTAAGATGTCTTCTTTGAACTTATCAAACTTGACTGGAGTAATAGCCATTTCTTCAAACGTAGACTTTTCATTAAGATTAGTTCTGATATGATCATATTTAGGTAAGTTAAGTGCCTCTTCTAAATTTTCCATAACCAAGTTAAAAATTTTACTATTCATTGAATTTTTTTGTCCTTACTGTAAATTGTATAAATATATTTATAATTTTTACGAAGTACGTATATTTTTCTCAATCTCAGAGATAAATACTAGTAGTGATTATTTAATTGCTACAACCCTTAAGGAGAATAATATGAAATCAAACAAAGAATTTGTTGCTAGTATTGTTGAAGGCAATCAAGCATTATTCAAAGCAAGTCAACTTAACGTTGCAGAGTATTTCAACAACATGCCTGACGAGGATGCGTTGGTAGAACACTTTGTTGGACGTATGGTTAACGAAAGAATGAACATGGTAGAGATTAGCAATAACATTGCATCTATGCCTGCTGATTCAGACCCTATCGAACTTCAAAACTTAACTAAACAAGCAAACGATGAAGCAATTCATTTTCGTTTAGTAAAAGAAGTTATTGAACATATCAAAGGCGAAGAAGTCGATGTTGCAAAAGCAATTGCAGACGAAGAAGCAAAACCTACTGCTAAAGGCGCAAGTCTTTTAGAAAAGTATGATGCTGATTCAGACCCAGCCGCTCTTGCCGCTTATCAGTTAGTCGCAGAAGGACGTGCAGAAGCAGTTTGGAACACAATGGCAGACGTAATCGAAGATGAGTTTATCTCAACTCGTTATGCTAAAATTGCTAAAGACGAAGGCTTTCACAGCACAATCGGTGCAATGAAACTAGAAACTCTAGTTGGTGATGCTGAAACTCAAGCACGTGTTGAAGAACTTGTTTCTAACATGCGTAAAGACTTGTATGAAATCTCATGCAAAAACACTAGCCACAATGCAGAAGGACAAAAATTAGTATCAGAAGCATACGGTTGGTAAGAAGACTTATGTAATGAAGATCGGTCTTACACAGAGGATTTTACATTACAACAACACGGCGTATGATTGTTTAGAACATGGTTGGTACAACCTACTAAACAATCATACGTTTTTTTATATCCCTAATATCATTGAACAAGACTATAAAAAGTTAGTCAGTGATTTAGATATGATTATCTTTACTGGTGGAGACGCCAGTCCTCATAGAGTGCTAGTAGAAACAAAAGTATTAACGCAATGTTATATACAAGACAAGCCTGTATTAGGTGTTTGTCATGGAGCATTCTTTATAAACGAATTAGAGCAAGGTGTTAACAGTACAATAGAGAATCATTACGACACTACTCACAAAGTAATTTTAGAAGACCAAGAATACGAAGTAAATAGTTATCACACAAATCAGATAAAAGAAGTTGGTGCAGACTTAAATGCGATTGCTCATGCAGACGATGGTAGTATCGAAGCATTTAAACATAAAAACAGACAAGTTTGGGGTATCGTTTGGCATCCTGAAAGAATGGAAGAAGCAGTGTTACCCTCAGACCTAAGGAGTTTAATACAATGAAAGGTATGACAAACGTCACCGGAGAGTTAGACATAAGAGATCGTTGGAATCTAAAGATTATTAAAGTAGAAGCCCACGAAGTTAAAAGTTATACACCAATTGGTATGGCATATGTTATGATGAGAAATGCTAATTTTGATAGCAAAGACATAACATTAACACAGAAATATGCATGTGTCAATATAGGAGATACTTTTACTGTGTCTTGCGGAGATAATAGTTCTGCATGTATTATTGATTTTCCAGGTCTTAGTCTATTAGAAACTCGTCTGTTTATACAAGAATGTTTAGATATGGGTAACTTAAGTTACATGGACGGTGGTACAAACACTACTGCAATCAATCCAGGAAGACTAGGTGATCCTGTTATCAACTATGTTCATTTCCCTGCTCACATGTATCAAACATTACACACGCATCCTTCTCACAGAGTTGGACTAGTCATTAGAGGCAACGGTAAAATAGAATTAGACAACAAAGAATTCTATGATATTAATGAAGGAGAGATATTCTTCATGCGTAGAAACTGTTTACATAACTTTATCTGTGAAGATGAAGATGTAATTGTCTTTGTATGGTCTCCGGACAGTGGTACAGGTCCTACAGACGAAGTTAATCCATTAAAGATCAGGACTTATGTTGGACAGCAACGATATCACAAGTAAGAAACTCTTAATCATCACGGGACCTCAAGGGTCTGGCAATCATCTGTTTAGTAGACTGTTTAGTTTACATGATGACGTGGGTGGTTGGAAAGAATTAAATGACAAATACTGGGTACCTAGTGATGAAGAAACATTTGCTGAGTATTGGGTTTATCCAGAACATTTAAAAGACTTTGACTTCAGTGAACATGACTATTGGGTAGCAAATGTCAGTTGTCCGTTCATGTATGATGGTGTACGTTATATTCCAAAGATCAAAGAGTTTGCAGATGAATGTATTCAACTAGGTATTAATGTTACTATCGGTATTATTGTTAGAGACAAGAACATCAACGAAGCACAACAACTCAGAGTCAGAAAAGAAGTCACTATGCCTATAGCACTTGACTATTACTATGACAATCTGTTAGACTATGATACGCATTTCTTAGACCATGAAGCATTCTTTTTACACAAGTCTCACTATCTAAAGTATATCAGCAAAGTCTTAGACTTTCCAATTGCACATGACAATCCAGATATAATGAAGTTCATTGATGAAGATGCAAATCACAAGTATGTCAAGTATGTAGATGAGTATTGGCTTGACAAAGAAGTATTACACGGTATTAAAACTAAAAAAGAGAGAAACATATGAAGTATATATTTGTAGCAGGTGCTCCAGGATCTAAATGGAGTAGTGTATGTAAAAACATTTACTACAGTGATTCTATAGATCAAAGTGATGCTAGTGAAGACAGAGAATACTGGCATGATGCTAGTGGACAATTAGACTTAATGCATATCGGTGCATATTTTGATCCAGGCATGGAGTTTGGAGATTTCTTTTTATTTCTTAACAAGTATACAAAAGAAGAATGCGAAGCAGAGTTTGATAGACCTTTTTCAGGCGAAGGCGTGCGTATTATTAAGAGTCATGTGTTCGCACATCATATAGACTTTCTAAAAGATAACTGGCCAGACTGTCCTATCGTTTTAGTTCACAGAGATAATGATGCATGTTTGGGTTGGTGGGTAAGATGTGGACACTTTGATATTACATACCCTTTGTATCATAAATATTATGTGAACTTAAAAGAAATGAGTAAGATTATAGACGATCAAAACAAAGATATCGTCAATGCATGGAAAAGATATGGTGGTATTAGTCCTAGAGACAACAGAGATTTAGCAGATATATTAAAAATCAATCAACCATCAGAAGAATATGAACAAGACTACAATCTGAAAGATATCGGAGTAAAGGTAATATGACACAAAGCAGTTGGGAACAATTAAAACTAAGAAGCAACTATCACTTTGATCCTGATTTGATGCATCCTCTATATGATACCGTAGATAGAGTAGGACAATTACATCTAGCATTAGAACAATCACAGTTAGACCAACTGGTAGCAGAATCCAAAGAAGCAACTTGGCGTACAAGAGGTAATCCTAAGAAAGAATCTAAAGTCAGGGGCGAAGATGAATTCATACAAGAAGACTATGACTTAGAAAAGACTGGCTACGGTGTTGACTATGTAGTTAGTAATCTCAATTGGGAAGTCCCTGCTAATTTACAAGCAATAGCAGATTCATTTGGCTTAGATGATATGATGACTAGAATTCATGTACAGAATCCAGGTCAAGTATGGAACTTGCATATGGACAAGTTAGAGAAATGGAACTTTGAAGATCCAGATACTGTAGAACGTTATATGATTCAACTATCTGATTGGCGACCTGGACAATGGTTCAGTTATGGTAACTACACATTTGAACATTGGAAAGCAGGCGATGTTACTACATTTAAATGGCAAGACGTTCCTCACTCTACTGCAAATGCAGGTCATCATCCTCGTATAACACTACAAGTTACAGGTGTTCGTACTGAAAAGTCTAAAGAGTTTATAAAATTGCTAAGAAAAGGAGAGTCATAAACACTCCCTTAGCAAATGATATCCATAGCATGGCATAGTCAGACAGATTAAATTTTCTTTGAACTGCCCAAGTCATTTCTTTATGAATGGTTAATAAATGTTTCATGTGTTTTTCCTCGTATCAACATCTTTGCATATTTCTTTTGCAAGGTCACTTCCCGTAGATGTAAACATAAACGGAAAGAATGCATGTATAATGACTGCAACTCCCGTTAGTATCATACTTATTCCGTAATATAACGCATGGATTAAATGTTCCAGATATGTTTCACCCAAAGAGTGCGGATGTTTTATAAATTTGTTTCGTAGTTTATTGAAAAATGTGATGATTTTGCTCACCGTATATTTTGATATACTTGCCAGCAATTTCATCTGCTTCTGATTCTATAGGAGACCCTGGGTAACTTGAGTTAGGTGCAATCATGTCTTTCTCTCCTTGTCGAATGTGAACTAATTCATGGAATACTGTTCTAAGAATATCAACTAAGTTTCTATTTCCATAGACCCAAATCTCATCAGAACCGAGTTCGTGTCTACCTGTATGATGTCCGTCTTGTGCCTCTTGTGTGTCATAACTTAATTTGACTTTGGGCATGTTTTGAACTTTTAAAACATCTCCCATCCAATGAGCCGCTTTTGTTACTTCATCTTCAATATTCAAATCATCACTAAACATTTGATCAGATGCTGTTAATTCTTCTCTGGCTTTATGTGCTTGTTTGGCAGCCTGCTTGGCGTTACGATAGATTTTACCTTTTTCGTCTACATTGTATTGATCACTCTTAATCTTTGGAAGTCTGTTTTCCAAGTCTTTAAGCGGATTTTCTGTGATAAATTGATAGGCTCTCATACTATTATTTATCATAAATTACTTTTGGGAAATGTTTTGCTTGACTTGTATCGCATTAAATATTACAATAGAAACATGATATTACCTGAATCCGACAAAGCATTACACATCATCTGGGAACTAGAATATGAGATGCTTAATGAACGTAACTGCGGTTACACGGGTTCTGATATGAAGAAACGTCTATGGGAGATCAAAATGAGAGTCGATAGAGCAATTGCAAAGGCTCCTACATATCATGGTGATCCAAACTACGAACAAGAATATCTTGTAGCAAAAATTAAAGGCGAAGTATGAAGTTAGGCATTATTGGTAAAGGATTTGTTGGCTCCGCAGTCAGCAATGGCTTTACTAACGAGACAGAACAATTTATTGTTGACCCTGCAATTAATTCGCACACAATCAAAGATTTAGTAGAATGGGATCCAGACATGATATTTGTTTGTGTACCTACCCCACAACAAGAATCACATTTAGATGTAGATACTCACATAGTACGTGAAGTATTACTTAACATCGGATTTACAGACTATGCAAACGTTGTCGTAGTTAAATCTACTATTACTCCTGATCATCTAACGCAGTTTAAGAAACTTTTTAATGGATTACGACTTGTATATAACCCTGAGTTCTTAACTGAAGCAAACAGTTTACAGGACTTTATCAATCCAAATATGCAAATACTAGGTGGAGAGTTACAAGACTGCATCGAAGTAGAACAAGCATATATCAATCATAGTAAAGTTAAAATCGTACCCACATTCAAAACAGATACAACATCAGCAAGTCTGATGAAATACACAATCAATAGTTGGTTAGCAACAAAAGTATCATTCTTTAATGAATTATTTCATTTGCACCAATCAAGCAATGCAGAGACTACATGGGAGCAATTTACTGATATGGTAAAACGTGATCCAAGAATAGGAGACAGTCATATGCAAGTCCCTGGACCAGATGGTATGTTTGGTTTTGGTGGACATTGTTTTCCAAAAGACACAAAAGCATTGTTATATTATTCTAAACTAGAGGGGGCACCACTCACTCTATTAGAAAAAGTCATCCAACAAAACGAAGATGACAGAAACGGGTAAATGCACCCTTGACAGTGTACAGAATACCCTGTATACTATACGCATAGATTTACATAATCATAGGAGATAATCGATGGCAGCAAAATATTTTAATCCAGAGCAAGTCAACAAAATGAAGCAACTTGTTAACGAAGGCATGGCAGTAATGCAAGAAGTAGAAACACTTAATGGTGGATTGACTGATACTGTAAAAGCAATAGCAGAAGAACTTGAGATCAAGCCTTCTATTCTTAAAAAAGCAATCAGAATTGCATACAAAAGCAAATTGACTGATACGAATGCTGACCATGAGCAACTAAACGATATATTGGAGACTGTTGGTAGAACACTTTAATGCCAAGACTTGTCACGTTTGGATGTTCATTTACATACGGTCACAGTTTATCTGATTGTTATATAGGAAATGGACGTCCTGGTGATTCACCTAGTAAGTTTGCTTGGCCAAATCTATTAGCAGAAAAGTTAAATTATGAATGTTTAAATTTATCTGCTTGTGGTTCAGGTAATTATCAAATTTTACTAGATATTTTACGAACAGATTTTGAACAAGATGATTTAGTTGTAATAGGATATTCATATTTTGATAGATATGAAAATTACCTAATGACTGATAAAATTGATGCAGGTTTTCTAATAACTTCAAAGTCTAAAGAACTTAAACATAGAATAGAAACCAATAAAGTTATGTTAGGTGAGACAAGTGAAGAACAAAAGTTCTGGAACAATTGGTTATCCATACAACATGCAGAAATGATATTAAACTCTAAAAATATAAAAAATTATTCGTTTCTCAATGTGCCGGAAATAGCACTAGAAACGAAACCTGACTTGATCGAAATGCAAAACTTTATCGATCATATCAATTTAAACTTTAAGGATTATGCTTTGGACAATGAACACCCTGGAATTAAGACTCATCAGTTGCAATCAGAACAACTTTATAGTATAATAGCACTATGAGTTATATCGATGCAATACATGATAAGTCTGCGGAACGAATACATGTCGTAGAACGCAGTCCTGCAGGTGAACGGATATTCAAAGAATATCCTACTAACTATGTTATGTACTATGAAGACAGCAAAGGTAAGCATCGTTCACTTTATGGAACTCCTGTAAAAAAGTTTTCGTCACGTAAACAAGCAGAATGGGAGAAAGAGAAACGCATCCACGGTAAGAAACGTCTGTTTGAAGCAGATATTCCGATCGTCTTTAGATGTCTCAGTGAGAACTATCTAAAGGTTGATGCTCCCAAACTGCATACGTGTTTCTTTGATATTGAGGTAGACTTTGATCCTAGTAGAGGATTTTCTCCCCCAAGTGATCCCTTTAATCCTGTAACTGCTGTAAGTTTATACTTAGACTGGCTTGATCAGTTAGTCTGTCTTGCAGTTCCCCCTAAGCATATGACGTATGAGACTGCACAAGAAGCAATTGCAGAGTTCCCTGACACTATGTTGTTTAGAACAGAGAAAGAATTGTTCGATGCATTCTTTTCACTAATCGAAGATGCAGATGTGTTGTCGGGTTGGAACTCAGAAGGATATGATATTCCTTACATGGTTAATCGTGTTACACGTGTGATGTCTAAAGATGATACACGTAGATTTTGTTTGCTTGGACAGTATCCTAAGAAACGTAAGTATGAACGATTTGGTAAAGAAGAAGAAACGTTTGACTTAGTTGGTCGTATTCACTTAGACTATCTACAACTTTATAAGAAGTATAACTACGAATCTCGTCACAGTTATAAACTAGATGCGATTGGTGAAATGGAAGTTGGTGAAAAGAAGACTGAGTACGAAGGGTCACTTGATCAATTATATAACAAAGATTTTAAAAAGTTCATTGAATATAACAGACAGGATACATTACTACTTAAGAAACTAGATGATAAGTTGCAGTTTTTAGAACTTGCTAATCAACTGGCGCATGAGAATACTGTATTGCTTCCAACTGTTATGGGCTCAGTTGCTATGATTGAAATGGCTGTGATGAATGAAGCACATGAACGTGGTGTAGTTGTACCCAACAAGATAAGATCAAATCTTAATACAGTTAGTGAAGGTCAAGCGGCAGGTGCTTATGTAATGAATCCGAAGAAAGGACTGCATGAGTGGATAGGCTCTATCGATATCAACTCACTATATCCTTCAACTATTCGTGCATTGAACATGGCCCCAGAGACTATTGTAGGACAAGTCAGACAGACTTTGACTAATCAGTATATGGAAGAGAAAGGTCTTGAATTAGCAAAAGCAAAGCCTCGATATAAACCAGGCGATGCTCCAGTAGAAGGTCCCGTATTATGGGAGGGTCTGTTTAGTTCATTAGAGTATACTGCTATTCAGAATCAGGAACGTGGCACAATGCTAACAATCGATTATGAAGATGGCAGAGAAGAAGAAATGAGTGCCGCACAAGCATGGAAGATGATTTATGATTCTAACAATCCTTACATTCTTAGTGCTAATGGTACAATCTTTAGATCCGATCAAGAGGGTGTGATTCCTGGATTGTTATCTAAATGGTATTCTGATCGTAAAGTGATGCAGAAGAAACTTAGAGAGTCTACTACAAAGACAGATATAGACTACTGGGACAAGAGACAGTTAGTTCGTAAGATTCTACTTAACTCAGCATATGGTGCACTTTTGAATGAGCATTGTCGTTTCTATGATAAACGCATAGGACAAAGCACAACGTTGACAGGTCGTTCAATCACTAAACATATGTCAGCATTTACTAATGAGATAATGACTGGCAAGTATGATCATACAGGTGAATCAATGATTTATGGTGATACTGATTCTTGTTACTTTAGTGCATGGCCCATGCTTAAAGATGATCTTCCAGCAGACATGTCATTAGAAGACAAGAAGCAAACGTTTATCGATTTGTATGAAAACATGTCTGATCAATGCAATGTATCGTTCCCTGGCTTTATGGAGAAAGCATTTCATTGTCCACGTGAGAAAGGCGAGATAATCAAAGGTGGTAGAGAAGTCTGTGGTGACAGAGGATTGTTTATCACTAAGAAAAGATATGCAATTAATATCTATGATGCAGAAAACAAACGTACTGATAAAGATGGTGCAATGAAAGTTAAAGCAATGGGCTTAGACTTAAAGAGAGCAGATACTCCTGCATATGTACAAGACTTCTTAATGGAAGTCTTAGAAATGACACTATCAGGTAAACAACGTGATGAAATTATCGAAAAGATTAAAGAGTTTAAGATTACATTAGGTAAACAGGATTCATGGACAAAAGGTTCCCCTAAAGGCGTAAACAAACTGACTTCTTATACAATGCTTGAAAAGAATTCTAAGACTGGTAGAGCAAACATGCCCGGGCATGTTAGAGCGGCAATGAACTGGAACACACTCAAACGTGTACATGGAGATAACTACTCAATGGAGATCATGGACGGTTTTAAAGTTGTCGTATGCAAACTAAAGTCTAATGCAATGGGTTATACAAGTATTGCATATCCAACTGATCAACTTAGGCTTCCTGAATGGTTCAGAGACTTGCCATTCGATGACAATCTGATGGAGTCTACACTTGTAGATGAAAAGATCAGTAACTTGCTAGGAGTTCTTAAATGGGACTTACGAGCAAACACAGACACTAATTCAACCTTTGATGAGTTGTTTAGTTTCGGGTAAATCTTATGTCCAAAACGTTTGCTTTACACATTAAATCCAGATATAATACACAGTATATCTACCTAAATACATTACGAGGAGTATAAATGAAAGATAACTTATTAGACATCATCGGTTACACGCATAGTCTAGGCATCATTGATCTAGTAAAGATCGTGGGAACTGATACAGAAACTGAGATTCATGCAATTGCAGAAGATAAATCTGTTATTGTAACAGGCAAAACTAAAACGCCAGTTGCAGATTTTATCGGAACGTTTGGTATGCCGAATCTGACTAAACTAAAAACTATTTTAGGCTTTGATGTCTATAATGATGATAGTGCTGAAATCGATATGACGAAAGCAAACAAAGATGGTAATGAAATACCTAGTGCAATTCACTTTGCAACTAAGCAAGGAGACTTTGTTAATGACTATCGTTTGATGTCACAAGCAATCATTGAAGAAAAAGTAAGAAATGTTACTTTCAAAGGTGCTAATTGGGACGTAGAATTTGAACCAACAGTTGCAGGTATCATGCGTTTGAAAATGCAGGCACAGGCAAACTCTGAAGAATTGAACTTTACTACTAAAACAGAAGACGGCGATCTTAAAATCTTCTTTGGTGATCCTTCAACTCACTCAGGTAACTTTGTGTTTCAACCTACTGTAACAGGAGAACTTACTAGAGCATGGATGTGGCCTGTTAAAGTATTCTTGTCTATTATGGATTTGCCAGGTGATAAAACTGTGCGTATCTCTGATCAAGGTGCGGCTCAAATTACAGTAGACAGTGGTTACACAGTTTACGAATATCTATTACCAGCACAAGCCAAGTAAGACAAGTAAGTGCTAATTCAACGTAGCAAAACCCATTGGGAGAAACCAGAGTTTTGGACAAGAGGAAATCATACTCGACAGGTCGTAAGAATTCAAGGTTTAACTGTTGAGATTGTAGGAACTAAGTATTCATATATTAGTATAGGAAAAGTTGCATCAACTTTTATGGGGGAGTTTTTAGGAAATCTAAAATATCATCAAAGTGCATATGATTATAATATACCAGATGAACGTAGACTTCCCCAAACTTATATGGTTGTGTTGAGAGATCCTGTTGAACGTTGGTGTTCTGGAATAGTAGAATACTTAGTTAATAGCGGAATGTTTATAGAAGGTAAAGAGTCATCTTTTACATTAAAAAACAGAGAAACATTAGATTTGATATTTGGTTATGCAATATTTGATAGACATACATGTCCTCAAGTTGATTACTTGCATGGAATAGATACAGATCAATGTGTATTTTTTAAACTTGATAAGGATTTTGAAAATACAATGAGACGTTTCGCAGAAAAAGAATTAAAGGTACCCACAAAAGATGTAACAATACGAAAAGTTATGTATAATACATCAGAGAGGAACTCACATAAAAAACTTAGGGATATAATTAATTTTGAAATTAAAAATAATCCTAGATATATGAAACAGATAAAAGATCATTTTGCAGATGATATTATCTTGTTTAACTCAGTAAATTATTATGAATGAAAATATGGCAGAACAAATCGATCTTTCAAAAGAGCATAAGCCGGATTGGGCACTGTTCTTACCCGCAGTCAGTAGTTTTTTTATTACTGGCTTAGGTAAGCAAAGAGATACAACTACTGAGGATTACTTTCCTCAAGAACGTATACCAGCAGGGTTCAACGGAGACGTAGAACGTCTGAATTTCTTAAACTCTAAAGAAGGTTTGTTCACTTATAAGTGGGGATTGTATTCTGCTGGCCATGCAGACTTAGATGTAACTAAGGACATTTCTGCTGAATCTATCATACGTGATAGAGAAGAGGGTACGTTTATGTTAGGCGACTCGGGTGGTTTTCAGATTATGAAAGGTCAATGGCCTGCTGATTGGAAAGATCCGAATTGTCCTAAAGCACTTGAACAACGTATCAAAGTCCTAACGTGGATGGACACGTATATGGATTACGGCATGTGTTTAGACATACCCTCGCAAACTGTGCAAAATCAACATCTGTTTGACAAGCATGGTATAAAAACCATAGAGGAAGCCGCACTGGCAACGCATATCAACAACGATTACTTTATACACAATCGTAATGGTAACTGTAAGTTCTTAAATGTCTTGCAGGGGTTGAATCATACTCAGTCAGATAACTGGTATGAGGAAATGAAGATGTATTGCGATCCGAATAAGTACCCAGATAATCATTTCAATGGTTGGGCATTCGGTGGTCAAAACAAAATCGACATACATCTTACCTTAAAAAGAATCGTTGGTATTATACATGATGGACTGTTAGAACCCGGAAAGCATGATCTTATTCATTGCTTAGGTACATCTATCTTAGAATATGCTGTCCTGTTTTCTGATATTCAGAAAGCAGTAAGAAAGTATCACAATCCAAACTTACAGATTACGTTTGATTGTGCAAGTCCTTTCTTTGGTGCGGCTAAAGGGTTAGCATACTTTAACTCTAATATGGAACACAATACTAAGTGGACATACTCTATGGAAAAGACTGCGGAAAGCAAAGACTTTGATACTGACATGCGTAAATTTAGTGACGCCGTAATAGCAGAGGGTATACATGATAAATTTAATGACTCTCCTGTCACTAACGCAATGGTTATGAAGGACCTTTGTTATCGTGGTCATGGTTTCTTAAACAAGCATGGGAAAGAAACTAAAACGAGTTGGGACACACTCAGTTATACATTGCTACAGGCACACAATGTCTATCAGCATATGTTTGCAGTACAAGAAGCAAACAGACAATATGACTCAGGGTGTGTCCCCGCAATGTTGATGAATGAAACGTTTGAAAGTGTAAGATTTGGAGACTTAGTTGACGAAATATTTTCACTCAACGACAGACAAAAATCATTAGACCTGATTGATAAACATAGTAGATTTTGGATGCAAATAATGTCAGGATCACAAGGCTTTTCAGGTAAGAGATCAGTTAATGCAGGTACAATGTTTGATCAACTGTTTACCGAAAACGGGTAAATTGATGCTTGACATAAACAACAATTTCCTGTATTATTAGTAATGATAGAAATGTTGATTTGGAGTATTATTGTAGTTACATGGTTATCATATGGTATGCATGTGATTAGAGAATACATAAGAAATCATATTGAATAGGAACAACAAATGAAGGTAGAACCAATGATTAAAAAGCCAAGTTTATTTAGAAGAACTGTAATGAGTCTTGTAAATGGCTGGAGACGTGTAATGGATGTGAGATATAATCCAATCGGTAAAATACCCGATCCTAGTTTACAAACATATTTTATGCTAGTATTATTCACTGTATGGAGTGTGTGGTTTGGATTTTTAGCAACTGACTATTTAG